CGCGGAAGTCGATGAGGCGATTGACCAGATCGTCAACGAACTTGTCGTACAGGATGCAGACCGACTACCCGTCTCGCTCAATCTCGACTTCACCAATCTCACACCAGAACTAAAAGCCCGTATTCAAGCGGAGTTCATCAATCTACTGAAGATGATGAACTTCCATCGGGATGCGTATAGCATTGTGCGTCAGTGGTACATTGACGGGCGACTCTATCTGCATTTGGTGGTGGATGAAAGCAGCACCAAGTCTGGCATTCAGGAATTGCGTATTGTCGACCCGCGCACGATTCGCAAGGTGCGCGAAGTCCAGAGCAAGCGTCATACCGAGACGCAGTCCGATATTGTCGAAGTGGAACGCGAATACTTCGTCTACAATCCAATGGGTTTTGTCTCACCAAGCGGCCGTGGTGCGTCACAATCGCCTAACAGTGCGCTGATGAATTACCAAGGCGTACGTATCGCAGCAGACTCGGTTGCGTTCTGCCCGTCGGGACTTTACGACGCGAACAAGCGCACCGTGCTGTCGTGGCTGCACAAAGCCATCAAACCACTGAACCTCTTGCGGATGGTGGAAGATTCCTCCGTCATCTATCGTGTCTCTCGTGCGCCAGAGCGCCGAGTGTTTTACATCGATGTCGGCAATCTCCCGAAAGCCAAAGCAGAACAGTATCTCTACGACATCATGCAGAAGCACCGGAATAAGCTGGTGTATGATACCGCGACTGGCGAGGTACGGGACGACCGCAAGTTCATGAGTATGCTCGAAGATTTCTGGCTGCCACGCCGTGAGGGTGGCAAGGGTACAGAAGTCCAGACGTTGCCGGGCGGTGCGAATCTCGGTCAGATGGAGGATGTCGATTACTTTCGTCGTAAACTGTATCGCGCCTTGAGTCTGCCGCCGTCACGCATCGATCAGGGGCAAGGATTCAATCTCGGGCGTGCGTCAGAGATTACACGCGACGAACTGCGATTCAACAAATATATTCATCGCTTGCAAGTGCAGTTCGATTATCTGTTCGACCAGTTGCTAGAACGGCAGCTTCGTCTCAAGAATGTCATGACGGAGGCCGAGTGGTATGACGTTAAGGACAGCCTTCGGTATACCTGGCAACAGGATTCATACTTCGAAGAACTGAAGATGAACGAAATCCTAACAACGCGCATGAATTTGGCGTCACAAGCCGATGCATTTGTTGGGCGGTATTACTCCGAAGCGTTTGTCAAGCGAGACATCCTCAAGCTAACGGACGATGATGTTGTGCAGATTGCGCAGGACAACCGTGTGAGCCCACCCGAACCCGCCGGCCGGCCTGGTGAAGACGATACATTTGATCACGAGGCCGACGAAGCCCTGCGCAAGAACAATTCACCAGCAGGGAAGACAGATACGAATTTTTCTCCTGCGGATGATGACACGAATGCCTCATCTCCAAGGAAGACCGCGGATACTAAATAGGAATACGCTATGGCCATTACATCAGGGACTGCCAATGTTCATATCCTTACGGAGAGCGCACAACACGTAACTGTGCGGTGTTTGTACTATACTAGCAATGGTACAGACGAAGCGGATGTGCTCAAGGTAAATACTGCGGCGCTGACATACAAGACAGTGGCGCTCACGACAGCCACACGACTTGGTATCTTCCAGTCGGGTGATACCGTGACGGGCCAGTCTAGCGGAAAGACAGCACAAATTGTCGAATGGCGGAGGAGCGCGAATACAATCGTTGTAACGAATGCGTCGGGAGCATTCACCGACGGTGAGGACCTGACGACTACACTTACTGGCAGCACAGCCGCGTTAGCCGCGTCGAGTGCGTCACTGAATTTGGTTCGCGAGTTGGCCATTCGCAGCATCTGGTATTCCATCGACCCCGATATGACGGTCGAACTGGGATTCAAAGGTGGGAACCTAGATCCGGGTTCCACGCAGGCCATTATTCCTGCGGTGCTTCTCTCCGGTTCCGGTTACTTCGGCAAGAACGCGCTCGCGGGGCAGATTATTTCCAATGCGCAGGGTATCGGCACCAGTGCAGACGGCAGTTTTTATATTAGCACCTATACGACTTCAAGCGCGAAGGCAGCCTATACCGTCATCGTTGACTTAGTGAAACTGCGCGGGTATGCGCCGAGCGGACTCTAAAGGATATCTTATGAATTCATTTACGCAACTCGTTCAGAACGTCAAGGATGCCAACTGGCAAGGCGCCGGGCAGGTCTTCAAGGAGATCATGCAACAGAAGGTGGCGGACCGTCTCGATGTTGAACGTCGGACCATCTTCAAGGAAGACGCCGGCGAGGCATACAAGAAGCACTTCAACTCGATGCTGAAAAAGTGGAACGTTTCGTCACCCGCAGATATTCCCAGTGACAAGAAGGACGACTTCTTCAAGGCAGTCGACGCAGGGTATAAAGCAAAGGACGAAAGCTGCGGGCTAAAGCACGAAGTTACAGATGACGAAGCGGAGGGGAAGGCGCTGCTGGATGAGCCGTATCCAAAAGAGGTCGACGAAGACAACCCCGCCGGGGCGTACGGCATACTGGGCCCAGACGATGACGAGGACGAATAATCCATGAAACTTATCGCCGAAGTTTACGATTACGTCAAGCCGCTAGTAGAAGCCACGAAAGATGGGAAGAAAATCTATGCCATCGAAGGCGTGTTCCTACAGGCGGAAGTGAAGAATCGTAATGGACGCACATATCCGATGGCGGTGTTGCAGCGCGAAGTTGCTCGCTACAACAAGGAATACGTCACGCAGAACCGTGCGTTAGGCGAATTGGGGCACCCCGAATCTCCACACATCAACCTTGAACGTGTTAGTCACATGATTACGAAGCTGGAAGCGAACGGTGCAGACTTCGTGGGGCGTGCAAAGATTATGGACACGCCGTACGGCAAGATTGTGAAGTCCTTCATCGACGAGGGCGTCAAGTTTGGCGTATCGTCTCGTGGTGTTGGTTCGTTGAAAGACTCCACGGATGGGGATGTCGTCGCGGATGATTTTTTTCTTGCGACGGCCGCAGACATCGTTGCCGATCCAAGTGCGCCAGAAGCGTTCGTTCGCGGTCTGCGAGAGCAGAACGACTGGGTTTGGGACAACGGAACATTGTCCACCGCAAAAGTCCAGAAGCTCCACACGGCTATCACTAAGGCACCTGTGAAAACCCGATCACAAGCACGGGCGTTAGAAACACGCATCTTCGAGACGTTCATGCGTGAATTGAAGAGAGGTACGCAAGTCTCGTAGAGAATAGCATAACGCTAAATATATTACACCGATGCCGGACCCCAGTGGGTTGGCACAATTTTTGAGGGCAATACCAATGGCAGAATCTCTTGTTAATCCAGTGTCCGCTGCGCAACTGAGCCCGCGCAATCAGGAACCCACTCATCTTTCGGGGGGCGAGCGCGAAGACCTCGGTGACGCGACCGATGGTAAGCTCGACTACGCCGGCAAGCTAAAAACCGATACGTCTATTCCACGATCGGTTCCAGCGGAGCCCACACATCTCAAGACTGAAGACGATGAAGAGGATCTTGAAGTAGTAGAGAACAATGAAGATCCTGAGACGGTGGACGAAGCCGACGACGAAGTCGAGATTGAGTTTGATGGCGACAAGAAGGACGAGGACGTTGATGACCTCGATAAGGCCATCGATGAACTTGCTCTACCCGTCACGGAAATCACCGTCAACGAAGCCGACGACGACGACGAGAAGAAAGTCGACGAAGACGACGACGACGACGACGAGAAGGCCGTTAACGAAGCCGACGACGACGACGACGACGAGAAGGCCGTCAACGAAGACGACGACGACGACGAGAAGGCCGTCGATGAAGACGATGATGACGACGACGAGAAGAAAGTCAACGAATCCGAAGACGACGATGACGACGAGAAGAAGGTTGACGAGGACGATGACGATGACGAAGAGGATCTGAAGGAGGCGCTAAAGATTTCCATTAAGATTCCGAAGGCGTCACTCTTCGAGTCTGCCGGATTCAATGCCAAGCAACAGAAGAAAGTTGCCTCTATCTTTGAGTCGGCGATCAAGAGTACCACACGACAGGTTGGCAAGCAAATCCACGAGCACTATTCGAAGGTACATAAGAAGCGTCTCGCGGAGCATCGGCAACTCATTGAGAATCGTCTGAATACCTATCTTGATGTGGTTGTTGAAGAGTGGGTAGAGACGAACCGACCAGCCGTGCGGTCGTCGCTTCGCACGGAACTGTCGGAGAACTTCCTGAATGGCTTGCAGAAGTTGTTCACGGAGCATTACATCGATGTACCGGAGAGTAAGACGGATGTAGTGAAGAGCCTTACGCGGCACGTGGAAACACTCAAGCGTCAGGTCAATGAGCAGTATGCAGAGAAGCTGAAACTGCATCGGTTGGCAGAGACAGCAAACAAGAAACGAATTGTCGCGACATTTGCGCGTGACATGAGTGAGTCGCAGGCAGGGAAACTGGAGAAGTTGGCAGAGGACACACAGTATGTCAATGCCAATGACTTCCGCGAAAAGTTGTCAATGCTGAAAGAGAGTTATTTCAAAAAGCAGCCAAGCCGCGCCGCGCGCCTGCCAGAAGAGAATGTGCAGGAAGTGACAGAGCAAGGGGCTGTGAAAGGCGAGGCAGATATGGTTGCAGACGCCATCACTCGGCAAGCGAAATCGAGTGATTGGTAAACTATAGCTTCTTCGAGGTCTAAATAACAATCACCAGCGTTATTAACTGTCGCGACAGTTAGCTAACATTCATTTTAGGAGTTCACGCAGATGGCAGACACATTTCTGACAGAAGAAATTAAGAGTAAGTGGGCAAAGGTCATTAATCATCCCGACCTTCCCGAGATCAAGGAATCGTGGAAAAAGAGAGTCACCGCGATTTGTTTGGAGAACACCTCACGCGAGGTTGGTAAGTCGGCGGAGTATATGGATCAGACGTTGCTGTCTGAAGCTGCGCCTGCTAACGCCGCGGGAGCTTTCCCGAGGGCCAACCTACAGG